TTGGTGACTGGGTTATATCTGATGATGATTATGTGGCTGAGGTCATAAGGATAAACGGGCCTTATGATACCAAGTCTGGTAAAGAGTGGTGTTTGGTGCTTCCTTATTGTAGGAAATGGGTTCGTAGGAGCAAGGCTGGCAAGCTTTTGGCAAGGGAATTTCTAGATACGGGAAACTATAATAGTTCGTCACCGAATAAGACTTGGATAGATCAAGAGCTTAAGATGTCTAGGGCCAAAAGGGTCGTAGAGACATATGCTAGGTTGTTGATGGAATCGGGGGGAGTACTGTCTGCCGAGCAGTATAATATGCTTGGTAAGCTGTATAGACCCGACCAGAAGATACCAGCAGCCAGCGTTAAACGCTTACTGAAACAAGAGAAGACCAAGAGTATGGTAAAGGAGGAGCTGGCTAGGATTATGTCTGAGAATGGGCTTACGGTTGATACTGTGATTAAGACCCATCAGAAGATCATACATGATGCTATGGATGCTGGGCAGTTATCGGTAGCTGAGAAGGCTAATGGAAGGTTTATGGATATGCTGGACATGAAGCCTGACAAGACTACCACACAAGTTGAGGCGCAGATTACTTGGGATCACCTACTTGATGAAGGGGATGATGCTGAGTACGAGATAGAACCTAAACGGCGCGATGCGCTATCCTATGACAAAGAGACTAGACCCCGTGAGATCGAAGAAGATCCACTTGAATACGACGAGTAAGGTTGTATTGTATTCGGCAGGTGATGCCTACGCAGTAGACAAGATGGTTGTCTTTGATGGGCCTGTGGCTTTGGTTAAGAAGCCAGATGGGTCGGTTATTATTATGACCAACTCAAGGACGGTTATTGATGGCAACAATGAGCTTGTTATTGAAGAGAAGCCTGTTGAACCTGCGCCTAAGGCTGAGCCGAAAGCTGAGCCCAAGAAACCCACTACGCGCAGGCGACGAACCGTAAAGCCCAAGCCCAATGAATAAGAGCAACTTTTACTTGTATCAGAAGAAGCTGTTTGAGGCTTGTCACAAGATTGCGATCAAGAAGGGCAATGACTACGCAAGGGGCGATGATCCTTTTGCCAACTTTCGTACGGCTGAGGCCATTGGAGTGAAACCTATTAAGGGTATACTCATTCGTATCATGGACAAGATCCAGCGCCTTAACAACTATGGAGTGGTTGGCAAGCTTGATAACGAAAGCGCAGAGGACGCGGTTATGGATATTATCAACTACGCTAGCCTTATCGGTGGTCTGATTTGTGAGAAAGAAGGAAAGGAACTACCTACCAACGCTACGCTACGGGGATATAGTGATGGTGAAGGATCTGAAGGAAATAGCAGTGGTGCGGGAGGAGTTTATTGGAGCGAATGGACACCGACGTATCGCTGTGGATGTAGGAAAGTGGAATGTGATTGTGACAAGCGAGGATAACCTAGAGCTGCTAAACAAGCGTACGGCCAAGGATGTATGGAAAGCAGAGAACAAGAAGACTTTATTTCAAGCAGCTCCAAAGTAACTAGTAGTGGCAACCTATCGTATAGGGGTACTAATGTTGTAGGTGTTAGGGTTCACTCTGTGAACGCTGACGAGAACAAGACGGTACTCATATGGAGATTGGAGTCACCCTCAATCGGTTTGCACACACGCCCGTAGGTGTATTCGGTGAGTTGATCCTGCCTAGTGGTAGGACGCTATACACGGTTGAAAGACCTTGGCTTAATAACAAGCCTACGGTTAGCTGTATACCAGAAGGTACGTATCCTTGTCAGCCAAGGAAGTACTACCGTGGTGGCTATGAAGCCATTGAGGTATTAGATGTGCCAGATAGAAGCTACATACTGATCCACAGAGGCAATACCATGGATGACCTAGCTGGCTGTATAGCGCCAGGTATGGATCTTGGTTATGTTAATAAGAAGTGGGCAGTTACCAATAGCCGTGAAGCCTTTGCTTATGTTATGGATGAGCTTGGTGGAAAGCAGTTCTATCTTGATGTATGCACGAAATCCAAATAGAAGAGTTTTGGGGCACTGATCCAGAAAACTTGTTCTTGTGTCTTGGTGTTGCCTTTAAGGCACATAAGGGCGCTAACATTGTAGAGCTTGCTGTTATAGCTAATGAAATACTTGGTGGTATAGGTGAGTCGTCTACTTCGTTTACCGATGATGATACGGGAGAGTATATCTTTATGAAGCGCTATTTTAGCCTAAGCTAGTATGCTAAAACAAGAAGTGCAGCGTCGTTGTGTGGAAGACCCGCTGTACTTTGCCAAAGCTTGTCTTCCCAAGTTGTTTGAGACGGAAAGTCCTGCGTTCCATAGGGAGATTATAGACGCTATGACGAACTTGGATGTCAAGCAACTTAATGTGCTTGCGCCTCGTGGTCACGCAAAGAGTACGCTATGTGCATTGCTATTCCCGCTCTGGCGCATCTTTTGTGAGGATCTAAGAAACAAGAAGCGCCCTAGCCCCAAGTTCATCCTGCTTGTATCTAAGAGTAGGAGCCATACGGTTAACCTGCTTACGACCATAAAGAACCAGCTTGAGTACAACCCACACCTTAAGGATCTGTTTGGGTATCAAGGTGCTGCTAACGCGAAGGCTTGGCGAGAAGACATCATACGGTTGTCTAACGGTAGTATGATTGTGTGTCGCGGTATGGGTCAGCAAGTCCGTGGCTTGAACATTGATGGTATGCGCCCCGATTATATCATCTTGGATGACGCTGAGGACGAAGAGAATACCAAGACGGTAGAGCGTATGGAAGACAACCTGCGCTGGATTCTTCAAGGGCTTGTACCTGCTGGTAGTAGGGATTGTAAGGTGGTAAACATTGGTACGCCACAGAAAGAGCGTAGTGTGGTATTCACGCTCAAACAGATGCCTGACTGGATGACGCTATCCTACAAGGCTATTGATAAGGATGAGGATGGGAATGACCTAGCTTTATGGCCAGAGATGCGCAGTCTTGAATGGCTGTATGAAAAGAAGGCAAGCTTGGAGTCGATTGGTAGGGTAAGTGCTTTCTACAGAGAGTATCAGTGTGAAGTGATTGGCGATAGTGACCAGCTATTCAGGGAAAACGACTTGCAGTACTATGAAGGAGATTTATCCGATGGCTACATCGTCGACAGCCAGACCAAGGAAAAAACCCCCGTTAATGTTTTTATGGGCGTTGATCCTGCTAGTAGTGTTCGAGCTACTGCAGACTACACGTGCATTATGGTCATAGGTATGGACGAAGACAAGAACGTCTACGTTATTGACTACCTAAGGAAGCGTATCAAGCCTATGGACGTAGCTGACGCTATCTTGGATTGGTACAGAAAGTACAAGCCAGCCAAGGTTCAGATAGAAACCGTAGGCTACCAAGAGATGCTACGTGACTATCTTACGAGACTAGAAGGCGTGTACATACCTGGGCTTGCGATTAAGAACCAACCACGCAAGGGTAAGGTTCAACGGCTTGAAGGCTTACAACCTATGTTTGCTCGTAAGAAGGTATACATCAAGAAGGCACACAGTGAGTTCGCTGATGAGGTACTTATTTTTCCAAGGGGCAAGCACGATGATACCCTCGATGCTTTCTTCTACGCTGTCAAAGGTGCATTCCCACCATATGGCGATCACGACTTTCGTAACAATACAGATGAACCTATCGTAAGGGAGCGCTCTTACGACTGGATGGTTGAGTAATGGAGAAGATATTTGATCCAAATACACACGAAGAGTTTTCTCCTACGGATAACGTAGAAGAGACAGAGGACACGTCTTCAAACGAAGAGGTCACTCTGACGTTATCCCTGCACAGACACTACCGTGACTCACAGGACGCTTGGGGAGATCGCGCTTCTGAGAGTAAGGATTACGCGCACGGTTATCAGTTCAGTGCAGAGCAAGTAGATACCCTAGCCAGTCGTGGACAGGCGGCTGTTCCGATCAATGTGATCTACCCAGCTATGGAGCTGTCGATCAGTCTATTGACGGGCAGACCGCCAGGCTTTCAAGCAACGGCACGAGAAGACTCAGACGTTAAGACAGCACGCGCTATCAGCGATCTGATGTCTTACATATGGGCAAACAGCTATGGCAATGCACAGCTTAAAGAGTCGCTCTATGACTACTTTATGACGGGCCGTGGCTTTTTGATGGCTTACGTTGATCCCGAAAGTGATTACAATCGGGGCGACATCAAGGTTGTAGCCGTTGACACACTTAAGGTCTTGCCTGATCCGAACAGTCGTGATAGGTTGTTCCGTGACGCAAGCCATGTGCTCGTAGAGCACCTTCTTACGGGTGAGCAAGTATTAGGTATGTGGCCAGATTCCAAGGCTATACTTAGCAGAGCCCAAACTACACACGATGACATTGAGGAATTTGTCTCAACGAAGGTTGACGATCTGAGTCGTAGCCGAGACCGTGTGTATGACAACCACCACAGACGCTATGTAGTTATTGACCGATACAGCAAGGTCAAGGTTGATTACATACACCATTCTATGTCTGGTGGTGAGGAAAAGGTAGATCTGTACGATGACTTTGCACAGCTGATGGAGTCACCAGCTTTTGTGTTTAGTGATCCGAATACGGGGCAGCAACAGATCTACGCTGTAGATACGGCAAGCAATGGTGCCGAACTCTTTGAGATGGCACAGCCTACGGAAGATCCCGAGACAAGGCTTATAGAAATACCGCCACAGCAGGATCCCCAGACGGGCGCTATGATCCCAATGCAGCCTGCGATCATCAAGAGTATGCCACATCAAGTGCTACTCGACAATGGCGTTATGGAGGCAAGACCCGTGCGTCTTCCAAGGATCAAGCACGTAATTATTATCGGTGGTCAGCTATATCGTAGTTACTACCTACCGATTGACGAGTATCCGATTGTGCCTATCGTAGGACGACACGACCGTGATCCATATCCGATGAGTGATATTGATTTCGTGCGTCCATTCCAAGACAGCATCAACAAGCTTCATATGCAGTTGGTGGCTAATCTTGCTAACAGTACGAATGTCAAAGTATTCCTTCCTAGAGGCA